GAAGGAAGTAACTCAACTCAATCTAGATTCGGAACTTTAGATAAGATTCGCGGGATTGAGATATAATTAATTAGTTATGTCGCAAGATATTAAAAACATTATAGCACAAGAGTATATCAAATGTGCTAAAGATCCAGCGTACTTCATGAGGAAGTACTGCTATATACAACACCCTACCCGAGGTAGAATTCTCTTTAATTTATACCCATTTCAGGAGAAAGTACTACATTTATTTAGAGATAATCAATTTCTTATTACACTTAAGTCTAGACAGCTTGGTATATCTACTTTAGCTGCTGGTTACTCTTTATGGCTGATGGTCTTTCATAAAGATAAGAACGTATTAGCCTTAGCAACTACACAGGCAACAGCTAGAAACTTAGTAACAAAGGTACAATTCATGTACGATCAATTACCCAAGTGGCTACGCTTACAGGCAGTAGAGAAGAATAAATTATCGTTAAGATTAAAAAACGGATCAAAAATACAAGCTAAATCAAGTAACTCAGATGCAGCTCGTTCTGAAGCCGTATCATTACTTTTAATAGATGAGGCCGCCTTTATTGATAACATTGAAGAAACCTTTACAGCTGCACAACAGACGTTAGCAACCGGAGGTCAGTGTATGGCCTTATCAACTCCTAACGGTATTGGTAACTGGTTCCACTCTACGTATGCTAAAGCAGAAACAGGTGAAAACTCCTTTATACCTATTAAACTACCATGGACGGTTCACCCAGAAAGAAACCAGACTTGGAGAGATATGCAAGACAGGGATTTAGGTCCCCGAATGGCAGCACAGGAATGTGACTGTGACTTCTTATCATCAGGTGAAACAGTATTTGAACCAGAAGATTTAATATTTTATGAAGAAACTTATCAGAAAGATCCAACAGAGAAAAGAGGAGTTGACGGTAATTTATGGGTATGGGAAAGTCCTGATTACTCAAAATCCTATATGGTTACAGCCGACGTATCTAGAGGTGACTCTACTGACTATTCTACGTTTCACGTAATGGATATAGAGAGTTGTGTACAGGTAGCAGAATATAAAGGAAAGTTATCTCCAAAGGAATTTGGAAACGTTCTTGTGGGTATTGCTTCTGAATATAACGACGCACTTTTAGTAGTAGAGAACGCAAATATAGGGTGGTCTACTATAGAACAGATATTAGAAAGAGAATATAAAAATATGTACTACAGTTCGACTTCTAATCAAGATACGGTAGAGTCTTATATGTCTAAGTACGAAAGAGAAAAACTAGTACCCGGCTTCACAATGTCAATGAAAACCCGTCCATTAGTGGTTGCTAAGATGTGTGAGTATATTAGGGAAAAAGCAGTTACAATACAATCTAAAAGGTTATTACATGAGATGCGAGTATTTGTATGGAAGAACGGAAAAGCACAAGCACAGGTAAATTATAACGATGATTTAGTGATGGCCTTCGCAACCTCACTGTATGTAAGAGATACTGCATTAAGGTTGAGACAACAAGGTCTTGACTTAGCTAGAGCACAGCTTTCCTCTTTTGGAAATCTTAATGCAAAAAACCAAGCTGTTATATCAACAGTTGGATCCCACCGAAATAATCCGTATCTTATAGACATGGGTGGCCAGCAGAAAGAAGATATTAGCTGGTTATTTTAAACGAATCTATTTATAACTAAAGACATTTTAATTAAATGGCAGATAAAGGCTTATTTAGTAGACTACAGCGATTATTCGCTACAGACGTTATTATACGTAACGTTGGTGGTGATGAATTAAAAGTAGTTGATCCTAATCAGATACAGACAACAGGTAAGTACCAAACCAACTCTCTTATAGATAGGTTTAGTAGATTGTATATCTATAATAATAGAAATATATTCAACCCAAACTTAAACTTTCAGACATTAAGAATTCAGTTATATTCTGACTACGAAGCTATGGATACAGATCCTATTTTAGCTTCTGCATTAGATATTATAGCTGATGAAGCAACTGTAAAAAACGACTTCGGTGAAGTATTAGCTATCAGATCTTCTGATGAGAATATTCAACGAGTACTTTATAATTTATTCTACGATGTACTTAACATCGAATTCAATTTATGGTCCTGGACTCGTAACATGGTTAAGTACGGAGACTTCTTTTTGAAGTTAGAGATTGCAGACGGATTAGGAGTCTATAACATACTACCTTACACCGTTTATCATATTTCTCGACATGAAGGAGAAGATCATGAAAATCCTACTAAAGTAACTTTTCAAATTGACTTAGACGGTTTAGCGACTTCACAAAGCCCTAACTACACACCTAATACAAATAAGAAAGTAATTAAGTTAGACAATTACGAAATGGCCCACTTTAGGTTAATTTCAGATACTAACTACTTACCTTATGGCCGTTCTTATTTAGAACCAGCTCGTAAGATTTTTAAACAATTAACTTTAATGGAAGATGCGATGTTAATTCACCGTATCATGAGAGCTCCAGAAAAGAGAATGTTCTATATTAACGTAGGTCAAATACCACCAGCAGAGGTTGAACAGTTTATGCAAAAGACTATCAACACGATGAAAAAGACTCCTTATATGGGTCAAGACGGTCAGTATAACTTACGATTCAATCTTCAAAATATGATGGAAGATTTTTACCTACCTGTAAGAGGAGGTGATACTTCTACTCGTATTGAAACTACAAAAGGACTAGAGTACGACGGAACAAACGACGTTGTTTACTTAAGAGATAAATTATTTGCTGCATTAAAGATACCTAAAGCTTATTTCGGATACGAAGGAGAATTACAAGGTAAAGCAACCTTAGCAGCAGAAGATATTCGTTTTGCTAGAACAGTAGAAAGAGTGCAAAAGATTATGGAATCTGAATTAACAAAGATTGCATTAGTACACTTATACGCTCAAGGGTTTACTGGAGAATCTTTAGTTAACTTTGAAATTAAATTAACAAACCCATCTATTGTTTACGAACAAGAGAGAGTTGCTTTAATGAAAGAAAAGATTGACTTAGCAGCTCAAATGATAGATACTAAGTTATTCTCTACAGATTACATTTACGATAACATCTTCCACTTATCAGAAGATAAGTACAATGAGATGCGAGAGTTGATTAGAGAAGACTTTAAGAGAAACTTTAGATTAGCTCAAATAGAAGGAGAAGGTAATGACCCAGCTCAATCAGGAAGATCTTACGGTACACCACATGACTTAGCGTCAATGTACGGTAGACGATCTACAGCAACAGATAGACTTTCAGGCGCAGGACCAGGTTCAGTACCTCCAGGGTATGAAGATCATCCAGCACCACCAAAAGGTTTAACTGATCCAGGAGAAGAAGGTGGACGTCCTAGAACAAATATGTCAATGTACCACACTAACGATAATCCTTTAGGAGGAAGAGATCCATTAGGGAGTCATGGTATGAAAGGTGGTTATCCAAGCGATAACGAGAACGTAATGGAAGGATTTAATACAAAGGCTATATACCATCGAAACAAAGAAGCACTAAAGGAAATGGTCTTTAGTACTCAGAAGAAAGATGAATCAAATCTACTAAAGGAAGACAATATTAGAGATTTAGGTGAATAAAGCATATTTATAATAGGAAACCTATAAGATGAAAGTAAAACATTCAAAGTATAAAAACACGGGGTTAATATTCGAATTGCTTGTTAAGCAAATCGCATCAGATACTCTATCTAAAAAAGATTCTCCAGCAGTTAGTATCTTAAAAAAATTCTATGCAGGAAAGTCTTCTTTGGCTAAAGAGTATAAACTCTATGAATTTATCTCAAAAAATAATAATGTATCTCCTTTAAGAGCAGAAGCAATATTATCAACAATAACAGAGATCTCTCGTAAGTTAGATCAAGCTGCTATTAAGAAACAAAAGTACGAGTTAATTGCAGAAATAAAAAACCACTACAGTGTAGATGAGTTCTTTGCAATTCAAGTAAGAGACTACAAAGCATTAGCTGCTTTATACTGTTTATTAGAAACACAAAATAACGCAGAGAATGTTGATCCTAGTTCTTTAATTGAAAATAAAACAACAATTTTAGAACACTTAACTTCAAAGATACAAAACGAAGATGATGTAAAAGATACTTTAATCGAAGAGTATTCAAAATACGATAAAGATTTAAGATTACTTACATTTAAGATTTTATTAGAGAAGTTTAACGACAACTATAAAGATCTACTTCCGGAACAAAAAAATATTTTAAAAGAGTTTATAACTTCTGTTAACTCAACTACCCGCCTTAGAACAATCGTAAACGAAGAATTAGAGAAGATCGCAGCTAAGGTAGAAGAAATGTCTCAGAAGGTATCTGATCAGGTTATTAAGATTAAACTAGAAGAGGTAAAGAAAGCTATTAAACCTGTGACAAACAAGGAGAAGATAGGAGATACCCATTTAGTTAACCTTATGCAGTACTATGAATTAGTACATGAACTTGAAACGATATGAAAATAAGCGAATTAAGGAAATTAGTACAAGAAGTATTACAAGAGGCCAACGTAACTAATGTTGGTGGTTCTACATATACTCCCGGAGCAAACGATGCATTCGCAACTAGATTTGCTTTTGGAGGAAAAAAAGACAATAAAGCAACAAATTATGCGAAGAAGCTAGGCTTTAAAAAAGTGAGCCGTCCAAGCAGACCTTCAAATACAAAATTAATAGACTATCTAAAT